TTGCCGCTTTCGGATGTGAAAAGCAAGCGGTTGCCATCCGATGAGTTTGAAACCTGGAAAAATGTTGAGGCAACATTGTCTGCGAATGTCGAAAAGTTTGTCACCCCCCTAAGAGCCGTCCCAACGATACGCGCAATTTAGTTAAACTTCTAGCCCCTATATCACCAAAATATTTATAAAATGGCTACTAAAAAAGCACCCCTCCACCCCTACCTCGGCAAAACCGGGCTAGAAACCTACGGGAAATGGAAGGACATTATTACCAAGCGTTCGGGCTGGAAAGACGAATTTGAGGAAGTCGTAGCCCTTGCCGCGTCCCAGTATGAAATCTACATTGACCAAACTCAACTTTTAAGACTGGAAGGCATGACGGTAGAACACAGAAACGGGGCAATCGGGCAAAACCCGCGTGTGAGCATTCAACAAAGCGCCTGGAAGAACGTTTTTACATTCAGTAACCGCTTTGGCTTCAATCCGCTTTTTGAGGGCAAAGTTTCAAAGCACGAAGAAGACGACAGCGAAATTTAATGGCGTACAGATTCGATGAAGAGGCGGCAAACCGTCCAATCTACTTTACAGAAAGATGGTGCAAGCACTTTAACGGTGAGCTTGCGGGTGAACCTTTTATCCTCACCGACTGGCAAAAAAACGACATTGTACGCCCCGCCTTTGGATGGAAGGACGAACAAGGGCGAAGGAAAAACCGCTATGTCTACGTAGAACTCCCCAAAGGCAACGGCAAAAGCGCCTTACTATCTGCTATCTGCTTGTACGTAGCCTGTTACGACAACGCCACCAATGCCGAAATCTATTGCGTTGCTGGTGATAGATTCCAGGCTAAAATCATTTTCGACGCTGCCAAACAAATGGTACAAGCAAGCAAGGAACTCACCAAGGCTTGCGAAATCCGCCGCGACCACATCAAGCACCGGAAAAGCGGATCCAAAATTATGGTGATTTCAGCCGATGCAAAAAGGCAGCACGGTTTTAGGCCGTACTTTATCGCATTCGATGAATTACACGTACAGCCTAACCGGGAACTATACGACACATTGACCCGTGGTTTGATGAAGCTATGGAACTCCATGTGCTTTATGATTACCACAGCGGGAGTTAAAAACACTTTTGCTGAAACAATCCACGACTACGCAAAGCAGATCAAAGACGGCACCACGATTAACCCGGCCTGGCACAGCGTAATTTACCATGCCGATGAAGAGGACGACCCGTTTGACGAAGCCACTTGGCGAAAGGCCAACCCCGGACTAAACACGGGCATTATCGACCCTGACAACTTCCGCATACTTGCCCAGGATGCCCGCATACCATCCGCTCTAAACGCTTTCAAGCAATTGCACCTAAACATCTGGACAGGATCGGTACAGGCTTGGATTCCTCCACACACATGGAAGCTATGCCAGGGGGTACTACCCGATGATGAATATTTGGCCGGGCTAGATTGCTTTGTAGGCTTCGACAAGTCCAGCACAACGGATTTAACTTGTATCGCTTGCCTGTATATCGACAGCGCAAACGAAATGTACTACTTGCGGGTCTATACCTTTGTGCCTAATGCGACGGTGTACGACCGTACGAAACGGGAAAACATAAACTATCTGGCGTGGGTGGATCAGGGCTGGATTGAAACGACTGAGGGGAATACACAAGATGATGAAGCGATACTGAATAAGATTGTGGACATCAAGCGACAAAATAACGTGAAATTGGTTGCTTATGATCCGTGGTCGTCTGCTACAATTGCATCAAAATTGCACAGTGATTTTGATATTGATGTGCTGAAAGTGCAGCAAAGTTTATCGGTTTTATCTGAGCCATCCAAATTCTTTGAAAAGATTGTTTGTGATGGGATTTTGCTAGACAACTCGAATCCGGTCTTTGCCTGGGCATTGGATAACACTAACATTTACCGTGATTCTAACGATAATCTACGACCTCACAAGGGCAAATCTAAGGGGAGAATTGATCCGGTGATAGCGGCGGTTAACGCCTGTGCGGGGTACAAACACTGGTTGGTTGAAAACGAAAGCATTCATTTTCTTAACGACGGAATTTCGTATATTTGAACATGGAATTAGTACTAATCCAGATACCGGAAATCTTGTTAGAAACGCTCACCATAAACGGTTATTTCCGCGTGTTCTATCGCTATCTACATGAATTTGACGGCAATCATCGCAAAACCTACGAATGGCTGGAAGATTTGCGGGAAGAATACGGAATGCCCCGCAGGTACGATAATTACCAGTCTTTTGCACGGGTAAAGTCGTACCTGCTCTGTTCGGGGGTGCGGGTGTTGGGGTGAAATAAAAAAGCCGGGTTTTTGGCCGGGCTATACTGGTACGGTATTTTTACCACACACTTTACAATCTTTCTATATTTCCCCCACGCTCATCCCTTACCTTGCCCCGAAATACTACCACGTGGCAAGCATTGCGCAAAAAATCGCGGGCTTATTCATTACCCCTACTCCCTCAGAGCGGGCAAACCACGTTACAGATACCGAAGAACGAACCAAAACACTTACCCCGCAGCAAGAAATGTCGATGTGGTGGGGGCAATCGTTCAACTATTCCAGTTCAGGCGCAACGGTCACGCCTCAGACCATCCTTTCAATTCCTGCCTTTTACCGTGCTGTAAACATTATTTCCGGTGTGCTTTGCTCAATGCCCCTGGAAGTGTACAGTGAGAATGCAGGCGGCGGTACAACTACAGACAAGCGCCACCCGGTCGCACGGCTTTTGAATTTCCGGCCTAGTTCGATGTACACCCCGTACACTTTTATCGAAACGATGATTTTGCACCTGCATGTACATGGTAATTTTTACGCGATCATCCGGCGCACGGGCATTACACAGGATATTGTAAGCCTGGACATAGTAGCCAATCCAAGCGAGGTAGAAACGACCATGACAACCCGCAACGAACCGCGCTACCTCATCAATAAGCAGTCGTACAAGCCCGAAAGCGTCCTACACATCAAGGGGATAAGCTGGGATGGGATTTTAGGCGAAGATACTAAGACGGTACATAAGGAAAATTTTGGGCTTGCGCTTTCAATTCGGCAATACCTATCTAAATTCTTTGGCAACGGTGCGCACTTATCCGGGGTGCTGGAAAGCCCAACAAAGCTAGTCCAAGATGTTTACGATCGCTTGGTGAAGTCTTGGAAAGTACGTTACGGCAAAGGTGGAAGCGAGGAAGGCGGTACAGCTATTTTGGAGAATGGTATTACCTACAAACCTATTTCCCTATCCCCCGCCGACTCTGGAACAACCGACCAACGCCGGGGAAGCATTGCTGATATTGCCCTAATTACAGGCGTACCTCGCTTCATGCTCGAAGAATCAGACCCGACATTCAACAACGGCGAAACCCTTACCAAGCAATTCGTAAACTATACAATTCTCCCGCTGTGCGAACGCATAACTGACGAAATAAACTATAAGCTTTTCCCGGTGCAGGAGCAAGGTGTAAAAATGGCAAAGTTCAACCTTTCCAAGCTTTTAAGCGCCGACACCGAACAGCGGGCAAAACGCCTTGATACCCTGGCAAAATGGGGTATGATTACACCGAATGAAGGTCGGGCAATGGAGGACATTAACCCAAGCACTGACCCCGAAGCGAATAAACTACATTTTCCCGTAAATATGCTACCCGCTGATTTAGTCGGAGCGCAAAACCAAAATACCAATGGCGCAGGAACAGGAAATTGAAAAGCGGGTATTCACAATCCAATACCGCGAAATAGCCGACGATTTGGAACAAAACCCAAGTCCAGGCGAAGCAAAGGCACAAAAACGCACTGTTGAAGGATATGCGGCTTTATTCAACTCTACTACCACTATTGGCGGCTGGTTTGATGAAATGATAGAGCCTGGCGCATTTACCGAGGCGCTGCAAACCTCTGACATCCGCGCACTTTTCAACCATGACCCAAACTATATCCTTGCGCGCTCCACAGCGGGAACGCTCGAAGTAACTGAGGACGACAAAGGGCTTTTTTACCGCTTTGAGGTGCCAAACTCCAATTTTGGTAATGACTTTTTGGAAATGCTTCGCCGGGGTGATGTTTCACAAAGTTCATTTGCTTTTACCGTAGCAAAACAGCGATGGGAAGAGGAAAAGATGGGTGAAGAAAGCAAGTACAAGCGGGTGATTGAAAAAGTAGATCAAATCTACGACGTTTCACCTGTTACCTACCCGGCCTATCCTGAAACGAGTGTTTCATCTCGAAGTAAGGCAAGAGAATTGCAAAAACCGATTATAAATAAAGTTGATTCGCTGGAACGCGATCTTCAACTTCTAAAACTTCTCTAATGACCATTCAACAATTGTTGGACAAAAGAGCGGGTGTCTGGAACCAAATGGAAGGGTTGAAGACCGCTCG